CAAATAGCATTGTATTTTATGAACTAACGGAATAGAGGTTTAGCCAATACAGACTTGACTCCGAATGCTGAATGTAAAGGAATAGATATCGCCACAACAATTGCAAAAACAGTTAAGAATTCATACTTCTGATATCGTGCAATCAAGAAAGCCAACACTGCAGCTCCTATCGTATCAACAATGGGAACATCAAGAATACGCCAAGCATGAAATTCCGTACCTGGAGCATATGCTATATCAGCTAATCCACTCCATGGATGTGATAATGAATACATGAAGAAGATTATGTAAGCGCAGACGGCAATGATGATCTTATCACTTTGTTTCATCTTGATTTAAAATCAAAATAAGTAAATAATATAACTCAATCAATTTTATATAACTTAATCTTAAGCTTTGATTCTTCTAAGACTTTTTGATACTCTTTCCAATCACCACCTGCAAGTCCACATCCTATATTATGAGGCATAGCAACTGTATCAATGCCAAGCTTCACAATTTCTTCGAGACATTGTTTGAACCAAGTCAAACGTTGTCTTGGAGAATCATTGTACATGTTAGGCTTACCTGGTTGAAATTGTGCAAACATACAAATAACATGTGGAGTATACTCTTCACTAGGATTATCAGGACTAGTGAGAACTATGGTTCCAGGTTTCGAGTGTCCTTTCCTTTGAGTATAGACATCTGCATACTTCCATTTGTCAGCAATATTCTTCGCTAATCCTCGTGCACCTATGCTTATACAATTGCATTGATGTGCAATGTATTTCTCTCCACTTGTCAATAGATCACCTTGAATGATCTCCATTTAATTTGTTCAAACGAATAAACATTTTGTCAAATTATCAAATAAAACTGATGGATAAGGTGATACCGGATTTTTGTGTACTCAAATCAAAAGAAGACTATCCTCTTAAGAATCTTCACGATGTTATAATTAATAGTATGCGAAGCACTCTGAGATCGTCAGAAAACAAAAGTAAATCTTTTAGTATGAGCGTCCGAATAGGATATGAAGGATTTGATTTTCCAGAAGCAGATGCAAAATCTCTTCGCGGTAACTGGGCAAACATGCTTTGTTGGTTTCCAAAGAAAGACTGGAAGGGGGATGGTGATTGCGGAGGATTTATTGTATTTCTTAATGAGAAGACAAGTGCTTATTGCTTGTATAGCGAGGCTGAAGTATTTCAGTATTTAAAGATTACAGTATGACATGGATATCAATACAAATTGATATATTCGTATAAATCATTCGATAAGTCAAATGTCGTGGAGATCAAACTTGGATTGGTCGAAGGGTAGAAGTAGAGGTATAGCTTTCTTTTGTGATTGTTGTGATGATCATAACTATACGGATGGCGTCTTCATGGAGGGCAAAGATGGATATGGTAAGTTGAAGTCCATAGTCTGTTTAAATTGTTACAAGTACGTGACAATAGGTGTGTGTGAACATTGTCATCCTCCTGATGAATAAGCATTACATCATTGAACTCAATGATGTAAATTTGATGTTGATTACCAACGACGGCGTCTGCGACCATAAGGTCCAACCAAATACGGATCGTAGACGTATGGCGGTGCGACATATCCCGGATAGCCATACCCACCGTAGGCAAGGTCTCCTCCGATTATGGCACCTGTGGCAAGACCAAGACCTAAGCCCAATCCGTCCCCTCCCCACCCTCCACCTCTCCAGCCTCCATCGCCTCCATGCCCACCATGTCCTCCGCCGCCATGTCCTCCGCCGCCATGTCCTCCACCACCGTGCCCTCCACCACCTCTGAACTCGATATCTGGCTCACCTTGAATAGGTGAGTAGAGATCTTCGACTGCTGCGGCAAACCTCTTGATATCATCAGTGTCCTTACTGAAGTGAAGATCATCGCCAAGAGCATACATTACTGCTGCCTTGATGACAAATGCCACGCACATGCCCTTGTCTTTGCACTTCTTATCGACGTGCTCAGGATGATGATCAAATTCTTCAAAATCGTAGTCATCAGTATGATGATCCACGTATGCTTGGAGATATTCACCTATGATATCATGATACTTGTAATTCTTCATTGGATCAAAACGATACACCTTCTTTTCCATCGCATCGAAGATCAAAAGACTAGAATGACGAATAACATGTTCGACTACATCTCCATCTTCATCTTCTTTGAAGCGATCGACTTCGATAATAACGCGAACAAGTTCTGGTATGTTAGCTTTGAGATGCAGATGTTCTGGTCCAGACTTCTCATGTATTTCAAAGTGTTGATGGTGTTTGAACACCTTATGTTCTCTCCTCGGATGTTCTTGAATATGAATGACTAGTGGAGTTCGCACTAATCCTTCATAGTTTGCAAGAACCTCATTGAAGTAGCGACCGTCCAAGTAACAACGATCGGATGGATCGTAGTCTTTGTAGGTGTCCAAAAGTTCTTCCATTTATTCAAATCTTAAAAAGATGTGAATTATTTTCCGCGCGATGCGTTGCTAAAATATTGACCTCCACCATTATTCGTCCTTGGTTGCTGTTGTTGATATCTGTTGTTGTTGTTTGCGTTTTGTGCATTTTGGGCATTCTGATCATCCTTATTTTTCTTATTTGCTTTCATAATAACGCCGACAACAATAATGATAATAACAACTACCATGATCAATCCAACAAGTGCTCCTAAATCGAGACCAGAAGTTGCAGTTGCGGTTCCTTTTTGTTCCAGTGATAAGTTAATTTTAGCAGTGTTAGACATGACACAATCTGCATGAGCATCACCATTTTGAAGAAATCCAATATCTCCAGTTTTCGAATTGGTAGCATAAATTAAAACATCCGTTGTAGTAAGCGATGTATCAGCATGACACAAATTTGTTAATTCTTGTGTCAACGCTGTGTTAATATCATTGGTTGTACTAGATTTTGTGACAGTAACTTGAAATCCTATAGGTAAAATAGGAGAACTTGCTGTAGCATTAGCCGTAGCAAGTTGTAAGGCAGATACTGTACTATCAATAGCGTTTTGCATTGAACAACCTGCATCAGCAGTACACGTTTGATCAAATGTAATGTTACCTGTAGTTGTGTTATTAAGAATAATATCTACACCTGAAATGATATCTTGACAAACCGCATTACAATCATTAGTTGAAGATTGATATGTAGTGGCTATGGCATTATTTACGACATCTGCAGATGAAGTTGATAGTGATGCTCCCATTTATGTTATTCTTTTTATTTATTTTCAAGATGTTGGAGTTTTTTGACAGCATTGTATTTCTTACCTTTTTATGATATCTCTACCAGAAACTTGTTAAATTAAGTAGACAACGGAACCCATATTCTTGTGTTTGCCGCTTTGGTAATAAAATTCGATTGGTAAATCATCCGAGGTGAAGAAAAAGATTTTACCTTTAGCTAAACCCTTAAATCCTCCTTGAACATTTTTAGCTAGAGATCCTGGAGCTTCTTCCATTGTTTTATCTGGAAGTAGTTTGTAACCTCCTTCGGCATCAGAGGTAAAGTAAAAAGGTTCATCACTTAAATTTTTGAACTCATAATAGACGTTTCTTTTCAAATATATTTGAGGAGCTTCTATATCATCAATGTAAAATGCTTGTTTAGATCCCTTATCGAGTAATCTATTTTCAGCAGTCTTATCTCCTACTGTTATAGTAAAACTCTTTTGTACTACCATATTATTACTCATTCGAGTTTTGGGATGATCATCCTCCTTTTTAGATCTTAATGAGAGAATTATTAGTATCACTATTATTATAATAATCAGCAAAACAACGCTCATTATTATTGATTTCATTTACGTATGACAGAACTTTTTAAAATCCATAATAAAAATGATCGTACTCTTGATGATACTCTTAATATTTCTACTCGCGTCATTCTACTTCAAAAATAAGGTGGATTATCTTAATAGATTCTTTGAATATTATTGTAAAGATCCAGCGGTCTTCGATTCTAAAGACTTTCCTTGGACAAAGAATTTTCGTGACAATTGGAAGTTAATCTTACAAGAATATCTTGAGTATTCTAGCAAATACTCAATTCCTAACTATACTAAAATTAATGAAACTACTAGTAGTTGCGATGTCAATAATCGCTGGAAAACTCTATTCCTCAGAATATTCAATAGTGATACGAACATCACTCACTTATTTCCACAAACCATGCATTTAATAAAAACTTGTCCATGTACTTTAGCATTTTTCAGTGTATTTGAACCAGGAACAAAGTTGGTGAGGCATAGAGGTGTTTATAAGGGTGTAATTCGGTATCATTTGCCATTGATTGTCCCAGATGAATGGGATAAGTGTTTTATAAATGTTAATGGAAGAGTTCTCAATTGGCAGATAGGATCTGACTTAGTCTTCGATGATAGATTTTTACATCATGCTGAAAATAATACCAATCAAGTTCGAGTAATATTGTTTTTGGATATTAAGAGAGACTTCAAAAATCCTATTCTTAATTTCATCAACACTATCATTTTACGAATCGTGAAGTCGAATGACATTTTAATTGATACCCTAAGCAAAGCCAATAACCTTAACCTCAAAGTATTGTGACAATTTTAAATCCTCCAGAAGACTGAACCTCCATGAGTATCAATTATGTCATTCTTGATTTGATACTTTTCACGAAAGAAATGGACAGCAGTTTTGCAACCTAACATATAGTTATTATAATCATCTATAATCAAAAATCCCCCTTTGACTATATTCTTGTAATAATGTTCCAATACGAATAAGGTTGATTCATAGTAATCGCTGTCTAATCTCAGAATAGCAATTGCACCTACATCTGTTATAGGAATAGTATCTTGAAATAGACCTTCAATGAAATATACTTTAGAATCTAATAAACCTAGTCTTCGGAAATTGGAACGAACTTGAGCAACAGAATGCATATTCTCAAAAAGTAATTCGACAATACTGTGTATACTTTCATCCTGTGTATTAGATTTCGGAGTTGGTTTTGGAAAATATTTGAATGTATCAAACAAATATACATTTTTGTCTGCATTTCTATCTTTCAATATAGCCTTAATGATCATTCCAGCGCCACCACGCCACGAGCCCGTCTCCACTATACACCCAGGAATTTCATTCTCAATGATATCATTTAATAGCGTCTCGATTTGATCAACTTCTTTTACATCACACATTGAATGGACATCTGGATGATCAACAAAAATCTTGTATTTGAGTAGATACTCCATCTCATTGTGAGTAGGAGTTTTGGGACAAACTGCAATTATCTTCTTATAATTAGGTTCCAACATAAGAGGATATTTTAACTTCACATCAACCATTCTAAATGGGAATATTTTGGCTCTCATACCTTCCAGATATTTTGATCGACCAACAGAACGTTTTTTTCTAAACATTAGATACAGCAATATTATGATTGCAACAGTTAATATGAGAGGATAAATCATGTAGTGTTGTTTAAATTTGATCTTTGGATCAAATTTAATATATCACATCTTAGGCACAGCCAATGGGAATGTTATTTTGTAAATTACCCAAGGTTTCAGTGTATTTTATGTAAAATAAGACTGTCAAGAAAACAAAGATAATGAGAAGGACAATAAGAATAAAAAGAATAATTAGAAAAGTACTCCTCTTTACAGTCCTATCTGTTGGAGGTCTTGCACCAACAACTCTACCTGACATCTCGTTTTATATTATCTTTAATTTTGCAGTTTTAAAATTATTACACACGAAATTTTACAGCTCATAGCTTGAATTGATTATGTTTGAAAAGATATATGATGATTGAGTTTAATATCACTTATATTGTCTCTACATTTCAAAAACTATGTATCCTTCATTAATTGTGTCACGTAATGTGAAAAATTCATTCCAGCCGCGTGGCAGAGAATACGTTATTTCTTCAACAATTGGCCTTCCATCACCATCATATCTAGTAAGACGATATGGTACTTGATCAAATTTCCTCCATTCTTTCGGAGGAAACCTTATCTTATTCAGAGGCAAATCGTTTTGTTCTAGATGAAAGATCTCACTATTATATTGATTCTTGAGTAATCTCATATATGTTTCTCCATCTCGTTTTCCGAAGGATATAATAGCCAATGGTTTGATGATCTTACTAGTTAAAGAGATTAAACCATCAATGATATCTTCTTGAGTGTCACCAGTTTCGTCATTCCAAATACTAGGTTCGTCAATATAGGATAGATATCTATCTTCGCTAATCTTGATAGTAGTCAAGATTTCTTTTTTGTTTGATCCTGTAAATTCTTCTAATTCTTCTAGTTCCCATAAATTTCCAAAAGCAACAGGTAAACAATAGTTACCAGGACCTTCATGAGAAAATTCATTAAAAGAATAATCTGACACACATTTAAATTCAATGTAAGCTACATGTTTACCTATTTCTACACTTTTTGCAAGTCTAATAACTTTTTGACGCTCTTCAACAGGTTGAGTTCTATAATTTAGGTGAGTTTTCCATATTCCATGTTGATATACGGAGCAATAATCTCGTTTAAGAACTAATGATACTTCAAACAATATCCCATTTGTGACTAATGTGAAATATCTGCGTGATTCTATACATTGATGACAATCTCCATTAGCTTGAGGATTATCAATAAGAGTGGCATCTCCCATGTCACGAGCATTGATAATTTTAAAGTCTAAAGGAAACGACTTCGCGAATCTCGTGAAATAGTTGGCATGAAATGTTTTTGCTTCATAATAGAATTTCCTAGCAAACTCCTCGAGGTTTTCATATCTTAAACATACGGGTTGCTCTCTTGAAAAATCTATAGCCATGCCAAACAAAGTATCAGACATTACTATATTGTTAGCAAACTTACATGTTCTAGCTAATGTAAGTAAATCATTATTAGAGAGATGTGGAAAGATGTGTCCTGAGAATAAATTCTTCAAACCAATGAAATGTCCAGTCGCTTGTACTTCAAACTTCTTTGGTAATACGACTCTTCCCATTCCTTCAGTCCTACTTTTTGTAGCATTTATAGAAAGTCTCAATCCTTCACATATCATATTATTGATAGTTCTGCTTTCTGCGCCAACATCTCTTGTATATCCCTCATCTCCTGGACCATATTCTAAAATCAAATCACAATAAAATTCTTTGTGGGATTTACACACTTTGACAGGTAAATCTGACATATCTACAAGATCAGCTACTGCATATATTGCTACACGAATATAATTATCTTGTAATGTTGTCCAGTTTTGAAATCTCCTATCAAGAAACTTATTGAGCATTTCATATCAAACTTGTACAAGTTTGATATATCATTATCAACTGACATCTATCTTTTTATAACCTTATAACTAAAAGATGACTGAATGTCCCATTTGTCACAAAGAGTGCGAAAGCAAATATCGCATTGAATGTGATAACTCTTGTGGCACTGTTACTTCACAACCATGTGGTTGTGAATACTATCACAATACTATAGGACTTCGCGTTCCTGTTAAGGGACATAATCCTCAATGCGGAGATTCAGATGAGTAATAAAGACATAAATTCTTTTCTTATTCGAGAAAAGAAATGGAAGAAGACTCTTATGTTGTTCTCGGATTCGGTCAGCAAGATTATCCTGAAGAATTCATTGTCTTAGTACATGAATCTGAAAGATGTGGTATTCCATTTAATTGGTTGACAGAAAAGCTTCCTTCTCAAGTTGAACAGTTGAGAGCATCTGGCAATAAGGATCATGACATTGCTCGTATATTAGGATATATAGCAGGAGGAGATTGTAAGTTTGGATTCTACTTAGGTGTAGCTGAAGGAGACATCCATTTCTATTTAAGTGGTGAAATGTGTTTAAGCTTTCTTAAGGAATATGGTCCTGGTTCCGACAAAGAAAAACTCGTTGAAGGAAAACAAGTGAGATTCCTTGTCTGTGATCATATCAACTTTGCAGAGATTCGAGAAGGTAAGCCTCTTGTCTATGTTGTTTCAAAAACAAATGATGAAGGCAAAGCTAGACCTTATATTCAACTCAATTACAGAGATGATGACTTCTATTCCATATATCTCAGGACAATGAAGTGATTCCCTTGTTTTGTCATTTTGATGGTCCAAAGATGAAACATTCTATATGCAAAGAAATTAGAGTCGACAGAGTATTAACGCATGCTGATGCCCTTCTAGTTTTAGCACTGGCTTCGGGGAGCGGCGATGGTACTATTGTTGTTTATAAATACATTGGAAACCCGAAACAATCATTTGATTTTCAAGATAGAATCAGCAAAATTCACAACAAGCTATATGGAATAGATTTCATATATCCTGTTTTAAACTTCAGATTGCGCGTAAGCTATGCGAATGAAACTGAGATTCGAGACATAGTTCTGCTTGAACTTGTGGAACCTGTGAAGTCTATCAAGTTTGATCCTCCAATTGATTTACCTTCCTATTGTGATTTCATTGTTACTTATGCTTGTGATAAGCAAGCATTTCAAGTTGATATTGAAAATCTTGATGTATCTAAATTATTGACTCCATGTTATACTGTTGGTATAAGACATATGAGTCAAGAGTATTTCACGCAATTGTCCACTCCAAGCATTCACACCGAAGTTACGATTGATAATGTTGTATATAACAAAATCGATCTGTTTGAGTAATGTTGTTCGTGTGAACAATGTTACAATTAGATTTTGACATTACATGAGAAGATAATGTAGAGGAACCTATTTGATACCATTGCCCAATTGAGAAAGATCCATTTAAAACGATATTTCTTCTTTCAAATATTCAATTAAATGTCATACGAATCTCGATCTGACTTTGCAGAGTATATCGAAGTGTTTCAAGCAAGAGAAACTCCAATACCACAAGAAGTATTGGATATAGTTAAGAAAGAATGCGGAAATGATGTCCCAAATGTATATGATGTCAAGCGTATATTACGACGTAATGGCAAATCTTCATATATGGAACAGGCTAACAAGATAATATATAGGCTATACGGAGTTCCTTTACCGAAACTCAGTGATGCTGACATTGAGAGACTTAAACAAAGACATGAAGAATTAAATAATATGTGAACTTGCTAAAATGGAGAAAAGTTGCGAGATAATCATCATTATAATCATTCTCGTTCTGATTTACATATTTATGTTTCATCTAGGTAGATATCTATTTCCACCACAAATAGTGTCCCGTCGCAAAAAACCAAAGGTTGGGGACGATCGATTCAAGAGAATGTCTCATGCTACAAAAGAAAAGCTAGTTGACATTTTGAGTGAGACTACATTTCGAAATAATGGAAAAAGAGTAGATAGAAACATAATACGACATTCTGTAGAGAAATGGGGTGATGGTCATTGGGATTTCCCATTTGAATGCAAACATAAGACTCTTAATGATGGAGTCAAATGCACTTGTGGACATCCACACAAATATGAATAACTACATCTTTGTAAATAAAAAGGAAAGGTGATGGAGCAAGAACAACTTTACAGAATAGTTGTGTCGCAGAGATCTGGTCAATTTCTCAGTACTATATTAGATGCTTGTGGAGAAAGTTCTCTTATGACAATGAAAGAGAAATCATATGTTGTTAGAACAACAAAAGCTATTGCAGAGAAACTTAAGGTAGACAATGATTGGGTAGAGAAGGTTGAATTATATCTGATATATCACGTTAGATCAGTAGTTGATGAATAAGAATGATAGTTATGATTTTCGACAGAATTCACTATCTGGGGTTCTAAGTCTAAATGCTCAAAATGCGGTTATGAGAAACCTGTCACCAAGACACCAGAGGTCGTCATTGTACAAAAAAGGGAAGAAGTTGCCCATTGGAAACTAGGTGATGATAATCCTGAATGGAATAGATTTGGACCTTACAGTACAATGAAGGGTGGATACTACGGAGATCCAGTTCCAGGAGAACCTGAAGGACTAAAACATCCAAAATGTGGATGTGATCATTTGCAACATTGTCCAAAAAGACATCATACTGAAGGATGTAATTGTTATACTTGCCGATGCAAAACAGGCAAATGGTAACTTAAGTAATGATATGCAATGGATATCATTACATGATGAAAGTAGTAATTGTTCTGCCACAAGCAACTTGTTTGACATTGCGTATATTTGGAACCATTTTGGGACTTTTGCTAATCATGGATCTTATGACATAACCTAATTGATTATCAGCATTCGAACCAAATGTCCAGAGTTGACCAAGAGCGTCTATGAACGCTGTATGATCAGGACCACAAGAGATTTGTCGAATATTTACGAAGTTTTCAAATCTGAATGCTCTATCACGAATTCCATTCTCTAGACGACCTGCATCTCCTATTTTCCAAAGTCTTCCTTCAATATCTATATACATGGCAAATCTATTTGAACAAGATATTTGCATCCCTTCTGGTCCAGGGAATTGTCTAGGAACTAAAATATCTGTTGTTCCATAGAACACACCATTTCCTGTAATCCAAGCACTTCCTCTTTCATCTAGGAAAGCAATGTTTTCAGGTCCGCAACTAATGCTTCTAACATTTCGAAACTCTTGAGGATTAGATATCATTTGAGGTGTATGTATAGCATTTGCATTACCGTGGCCCAATGCACCATGTGCTCCTGCTCCAAAAGTCCAGATTCTTCCTTCTGCATCAAGAAACGCAGTTCTATCGTTTCCACAAGAAAGATCTTTCAATCCTTGAAATCTTGGAATCATAGTTGGTATTAAACGATCGTTCATATCACCATGACCTAATTGACCAAGTATATTATCTCCAAAGGTCCATATTTGACCTTGAGCATCTAAAAATGCCGTATGTGAATTTCCACAAGCAATCTTCCTGATCTTTGTGAAGATTCTCGGTGTTTCGATCATTTTGAAAAACTTTCTATTTTGAGTAGTACCATGACCTAATTCCCCATTATTTCCTTGGCCCATAGTCCAAACTCTGCCTTTAATATCTATGAGTGCTTGATGGCCACTACCGCATGCAATCTGTAGAATTCCATAAATCTTCGAAATTATTTCTGGATTAATTAATGGTTCGAGACCGAAAAAACGAGTACCGCAAGCCCACAGTCTTGTCTTAACTATATCACGATATACTTCGCGAGGATTTCGAACTCCTGTTATTCCTAAATCATCGCGTAAGATGATACGAAACAATTCTTGATTTTGACCATTGCATTTTGCACTCAAATCCGCGTTAGCAATACACAATGTTAATAGTTCTTTTCCTCTTATTTCATATGCAACTATCGTATTTATGAATATATCATTTGGAAGATTTAGCCAAGTTTGTAATACTTCTCCTGGAGGTACCGGAAGATATGTTGCTTGAAGACTTTCCAAATCTCCAGGTCTACCTAATATACCATCTATAATATGATACATTTTGCCTTTAGCTAAAAAGCTGTACAAAATTGATAAACCATCAATAGTATTACGTCCCAGTTCATCAAAGCCTGTTGGAAATCCTACGGGATCTATTCCATATCGAAACATTTTCTTGAAAATGGGTGATGCTAAGATAAATTCTATAGGAATGTCGAGATATTCTGCTACATATTCTATTGCTACATCATCTGGAAGATAGACTTGAGCATTTCTCGGAAGTGACTCTCTTAACAAAAAGGGATATATCATACCTGCATCATGTTCTCTCAAAATGTCACCGCGAGTCACTTCCATTTTAAAGTAATCTTTAATGACTAAAGATAAAGGTTTGTGAGAAAAACAAAATGGATAATTTCGTAATACCTGATATTACTTCTCTAATAGCTAACTCAGGATGTAGTACTGGTCCAAATGATGTTGGACCTAATTACGTATTGATGTTTGGCAAATATACTGGACGCAGTATTCTAGAAATATTTAAAGCTGATATAAGCTATATCGAGTGGTTGGAACAACAACCCGCTAAGACGAAGACAATGTTATATGTGAAAGAATCAATCAAATTCTTGAGAGCATTGAGATTCAATTATTATTTGAAGAACCATACTCGAGCTGAAATAGTTCCGGATGGAGGTTACAGAATGCCATTTGGTAAACACAAAAACAAGCTATTGGGAGCAGTTTTTGTTGAAGACAGAGAATATTGCAAATGGCTCAAAGGTGAGATTCCAAATGCTGAACAATCATTTGATACTTGGATAATTCTCAAGAAGCAAATGGAATTTTTGGAAGCAAACAAGCCTACTGAGAAACAAAAAGAGGCTAGCATTATTAGTGATACTTGTGAACAAAGTTATGATCTCTATGCTTCGGGTAAAACTGTAGAAGAAATAGCTGCACATCGAAAGTTGAAATCTCAAACAGTTGAAGATCATCTCGCAAAGTGCATTGAAATAGGATTGATTACAGATACAAGTGTATTAGGATTAGACATAGAAACTGCAAATTACGTCATAAACATTATAAACGAAAAGCTAAATGGTGATTCAGGCAAACTCAAACCAATAAAAGAGCTGGCCGACGATGAAGCAATGGGCATAACATATTCTCAAATCAAATATGCTATTGCGTATATGAAATCTCCTATGAATACATTCAAATAAAATGCGTCTTTTTGAAGGATCTCACTTTTTGATTTTACAATGTTTGAATGAGACATTGTAAAGATGACAGAATTCGTCATTTGTGTTGGAGAGCATAACAAACTCTCCAGAACAGAACAGCTTAAAGTGATTGAAGAGCTCAAATTGGAAGTGATATCCCAAGAACTTCATGCTATCATTGTGAGAGCTACAGAAGCAGATATGGAGAAAGTCAAAAAGCTAGATTGGGTTGATCGAGTTGAACCATATCATTTTGTCATTCTGATACCAGTATTCAATACTATGTCACGACGTTTAGGTTCTTATAAGTGAATCTAATTTCCTTCTGCAAGCTTTGCTCGAATCTTCTTAATCTCTTCTTCATCTTCATCACCTTCGTTTTCATCACCTGGCCAAGCTACACAAGTGTTATGGTTTTCAGTGACTGGCTTTATTTTAGAAAATCTGATACATTTCGTTCCTATTAACGTGTCAATACCGGAACACTCATCACAATAGTCTAGATGATAGAAGTTTTTCTTTATTCTAGCATCGGTAACATCTTGATATTCTGCTATCAACAAGAATTTGAAGATTATATACAGCAGATCTCGAGGGAATACATCAACTATTACCTTCTTAAATCGCATAATGATAGACATAGTCAACATTATATCTTTTATGTACGGCAAGTAGTGTTTGTAATGCTTAGGATTCCATAACATAGCATTAAATGTTGTGAATATGCCTCTCTGACCTTTGTAATGAGAGATGGCTGCAGGTTTCTTTTTGCTTTTAGTTACAAATTTTGTGTCGTGTTCTCTAATAGGATGAACATCCATGCCATGTTTTGCACAATGCCTCGTTTTCTTACCACCAATCATATATGTAATCTTATTAACTTTACGAAGAATTAGATCCTGTGATAGTGGCCAATTCTTGTGTAGAAATCGGAGGTCATTATGTCCGACTTCAACTAAACCATATCTTTTTATGATCTCAGCAAAAGATGGTGTGAAGTTGATGCCAAAAATCAGTGGAAATGTATCAGGTCTATGCTTTGCATATTTGTCTATTTGTTGATAAAAAGAAACTCCAATGCTTTCAATTGCCTTCAATTGTGACATTCCGATTGTTTCATCTTTGTAGAATTTAGATAAAAGCTTTGCTGCAACAATTATGTCTGGACAATAACAAACATGAGAAAGTCCAATTATACTTATGACATGCAAAGGTAAAGGTTGCTCCAATGTAGCTACATTGATGAGAGATGCATTGTTTCTCAAAAGTTTCACTATTAGAGACTCCCATTCGAGCTTAGTCGTTATAAAGTTCCATTTCATATATTCAGCTTGACCATTCACATATATCTCTATATCATCGAAACACTGTGATTTATGAAGAAGTTCACGGTAGCTGTGAGGATTGCTGTGATTGTCACAAACTAAGCGACCTTCTAGCTTGCGCCATGTAGCTGGACGAGAACATTGAATCAGAGTTGGATCTGCGTCGAAACACTCTTCTACTTCGCAGGTCTGAAACTCTTGATACGCTGCATCTGCATTAGGAATGAGATGCAATGATGTGAGAATCTTGTCATGATAAGGACATCTCATTTATTATCTTAATCCATGTGTTTAGATATATAGCATGCTCATGCTATATATCAACTAGAGTGTTTTGACCTTCATATCATTTTCATACACTTCGAATATTATGCGTTTCTTATTTGTATCAAGCATTGTTAGAATATGAATAGATGGAATCTCAAAGACCAGTTTTTCTCTTTCGAGACCTAATATCTTAAAATCGTCTGAATTCTTTATATTAAGATCTATTGCTACTTCTTCATTAATAACAACAATATGGATCTTCGTTTTTGAAACTGTACATACAATCTTTTTGATACTTGCTATATTCAGTGAAGTTTTTAGTAGATCCATACACGTTCTGATTGCAACAGATCTTAGTGATATCTTAATCTTGCACAACATTTAATACACTTAATGATGATTTATAAATCATCATTTATCTAATTAAATGGGAGGCTATGGAAGTCGCCACATCAACTATGAAGGTTATGGTAAGACGAAGAAGGAAGCTGCCATTAACCTGGATTCTTTACTCAAATACCATTACGATGGAGTTTTTATTTGTGTAGCTAAGGAGCCTAAAACTGGTTACTACGTCTTGGATGGTCGTGGAGAGCATCCAGTTTCTTTTGATCAACAACATAAGTGGATCAGAGCTTATGTCAGTTTCTATTGAATATCATCATTCTAGACGTGATACTATTTGCAGAATCGCATTTCGATTGCTATAACTGACAAGATACGATACGTCTATGGTACCTTTTAGAACTGCATGATGTATCTTCAAGATAAGATCTATTTCATCTTCAGTTAGATCAACCATATCAATATTCTCTTCATTGAAATTTCCATTATATACGTATATATTACCCTCAATATATTCTTTAAAAGAATCGCGAAGCTTCTGTAGGTTGTCATCAATTCTTTTTACTATATCATTATCTGTAGTTCTTCGAAATATAATTCGCAAATAAGCAGTAAAGCCAGCTACCCAATTTTTCAAAAATGCAAGTTTTTCTTCAGCATCGTAATGAAAATGCTGGTCATTGTTGCCATATTCGTCAACAAGTTCTAATTCAGATTGGCCGATTGCTTTGGCATATTGTTTGATATCTTTTTTTAGTCCACGTCCTCCAAAATCATAACGCATTTCCTCAAACATATCTATTCCGTATGTAACATTGAAATATAAATCAAATGCTTCTTCTGAATTATGACTAGGGAATAATCCTATTAACTTAATCTGACCAACAGCATTATCATCAGCATACAGAAAATCATATATGTCATCTGGGAATAATACATCCTCATCATAACGATCGTTGGGATCGTCAGCTCGATCTCCACGAGATATTTCTATCCATTCTTGGATCTTCAGCAACATCTGTTCCAATATATCAGCGTCACGATAGATTTGAGCATATCTTTCTCGCGCATTAGCATTTGCTGATAGTCTTATTCCAAACTCATCTATCAACAGTTGTCTAAATAAGTGACCATTGCTGCTATTGCACTTAGCATTCAATGCTTTGTTAGAACTACAGAGTGACAATAAATGTTCTCCATGGATACGATTAGTTCGAACAAGATTTGCAAAGACGTCATTTGGTAACTTTACCCAAGTTTGAGTAATTGCAAGCTCTTGTAGATCATTACCTTTTCCTAGGACACCATCAATGATCTTATACGTGATACTTCCTATTCTCATAGTTGCTAAGACTGTCAATGGTTTCTCGATTTTCTTCATCATGTGCTTCTGGAAAGCCTTCTGGATTGATACCATACTGTAACATCTGCGTAAACTTTCCAGATTCTAGGATCGCATTGAGAGGAATATTCAAATGTTCTGCAACAAATATAACTGCTACATCGTCAGGAAGATAGACTTGAGAATTAAGTGGAATCTTGAGTCTAGATAACAAAGGAATGATTAAGGTAGTATCGTTCCTTCTCAGAAAATCTTCTACGTCCATTTAATCGATGATTTTTATAATTTGTCGGGATTCTTCCAAATCAAATCTCCTCGAGTTGAATAAACTATTCGGGCAATCAATGAAATACAATCCTTACCATTGATCAGAAGCAATTTAGATTTCTTATACCTGTGAAGTCCTATAATTATTGTTGAAATTTGTCTAGCCAGTAAGATAGACTCGTAAAATTCTGACATACTAGTGGTGAAAACTTGTCCAGATTTAAGAAATTCTTGTCGTCGAGCTCCTTTTAACATAAACATCTTAGTCATTGAAATATCACCTCCGACACATTCCATATTATAAGCAAAATTTAATGGAGAAATCCCATCGAAGTTTTCTAAGCCTAACATATTAGCACCACACTCTAAGAGAAATGGTATAATTGCAAGATCTTGATTACCTACTGCACAGTATAAAGCCGTTTCACCTGCACGATCTTGAGTATTGATGTCAATCCCCCATTCAAGCAATTGTTTGATGACTTTAATTCTAGCTTTAGTATCAGGATTAATAGCAACTTGAGTAGGGAAACACATAAAGATATGAAGAGCGGTTTGACCATCATCGAGAGTATCATTAGCATGCTCTTTTGTAACAAGTTGTAAAAACTCTTCACAATGATGTTGTTCTACTGCTTGAAGGAGAACTTCTATATCATTAGTCCAACCTTCTCTCATTTTTCTTGTTTTATTTCTGACTTACTTAAAGTCAGAAAATCATTATATTTTTGAATGACTTCCATCGAGTTTCAAAATTTATGATAAAACGATTTGACAAAGGTGAAGTCATATAGCCTCAGCATGGATTTCATTCAGCTTGTTGGTACTGAGAAAGTCCGTTGCGATTGCTGTAAGCAAAGCCATATACCCGATCAAGTTCGTCTCGTGAAGTGGACGCCAAGAACACCTCCCAGTAGCGATACGAAGTTGACTTGGTGTAGCGATTGCATATCTCATTTTGGCGCTCCCAAGTTCAACTGTCCGTATCGTATTGCAACCAAAGATAGATGCTTCACATATTAACGAAGTTAGCAGGAATGTTAATTATTTTACCATTAATGATCATTTTAGGCTGATCAAGCATTCCATCAAAAATTACATCTTCTTGTAAACTATAAAATGCAGTTGGATTCTGACTCATATGAGTCCTCCCTACAATCTCCACCTTATCATTAAATTCTGCCCCTAATAAATATGTCAGAGGCAATTTAGTTATAGTCGTATCAACTCTGATATACTTGCCATTAATCAATACAGAATAACTATCGACAGAAGCTTGTCTGGCATATGGTTGCAAATCACCAAAAGTTCTAACATTAGAGAACGGAATTTTCATTCCTGTCAATGTCTGTATTTGACCATTGTAAGCCTTAATTGGAGCATCAATATTTCTCCAAATAATCGATGGATATAACATCCATTCTTTTGTCAAACTTATGTCATTGTTGATAGGCATTGAAGAATACAAACTCAGCAAGAATTGATCTGTCATGTTCCACCATTCATATTCTTCTGCTTTGAATGTTTGTATGGGTCTCTGCGCTCTGCTCACTATATGCTTAATTTCACGTTCTATTGAATAATCTCCGACACAAAACAAGTCTATAAGAGGTCCGTAAAAATGGAATCCTGATCCGGGATAATGTTTATGTCCTGTAAACATTTCACTACTACACATTGCTTCCGCAAACATTGATGGATAAGCACAATACCATGAATCTGCTTGAACATACAATATATGTTTATTGGCTAATACAGCATATCGCATGAGATTTTTACCCCATTGCTGCAATGGCCATTCCTTGAAATTAATACCTCTAAAATTTCGCAAACCATGACGCTTAAGGACATCAATCTTTTCACCATAACTCAAAGCCTTAAATTCAGGTGTAAGATAATCATAAATACGATTATCACCAGCATTCTTGACTGCATCACCTGGATGTGAATAATAATAGATTAAATTCGCATTGTCGCGTACTATATCTTCCACAGTTCTTTTCATATCAGACGATAATCTGTTACATGATTCAGGAGCTTCCATGATCCTATTCCATTCCGTAAATCCACAAACGTTAACTTGTCTCGCATGAAAATCCGCAAGTTCTCGAAGATCGTTACCTTTACCCAAGATACCATCAATAATGTTATATGTGATTCCTCTAATCTTCATAGTTGCTAAGACAGCTAAGCCATCAATAGTTTCATGTTCTTCGTCTGTTCCAAATAAAAACCCTTGAGGATTAACACCATATTGTAACATTTGTATAAATTTTCCGGACGCGAGAATCGTGTTAAGGGAGATATTCAAGTGATCTGAAAGAAACCTAATTGCTACATCATCAGGAAGATAGACTTTAGCATTAGCAGTGATTTTGAGTCTTTGCAATAAAGATATAATCAGAGTAGCATCGTTATTTCCAAGGAATCCTTCTAAAGTATCCATTTTATAATTCAGTCTTATTTAGGAGATTTACGATTTCTTTATTTTGCTTCCTCAGAAATAAAAACAATGGAAAAGAAACAACATTATAGAATCATCGTATCGGAGAGGTCTACGGAAAGACTTATAACAATATTGCATGCCTGTGGAGATAATTCTCTCGAATTTAAGGAACATAATGCATATATCGTTATAACAACTAAAACTATTGCAGAGAAACTAAAGACAGACAATAATTGGATAGAGAAAGTCGAGTTGTTTCCAGTCTACCATGTCATAGCAGTTGCAGATGAATAAACGTTAAATTGCACAATTATGCAATTTAAATGTTATTATTTCGATAAGCTTTACCAGATGTTAGCTCCTGTCTTATCAAAAATATTGCAATCATCAAGCGTAAGATAACACGATTGACATTCTCTTCTAACATTTTCGTTTCAATGTCATCAATAGCATTTTTGATTGTGTATGCAGATGTAATTGTATAGGATGGAAGAACAGATGGCGTCTTGACATTCATTTAAACGGGAATTTAATTGTAGACAAATAGACATGATCTTAAAGATCATATCTTGCGAATGTATTAAATAAGAATTTCGATAAGCGTAACTATTATACGGATACCGGGACTATTAGGATAAAAAACAATATTAAATATTAGATCAGTGTCTGGTTTCAATAATTGATAGATACCTTGACTGAAATAATCACAAAAATCTTCGCGAGTATTAATATCATTATCATGATCAATTAGTCGATGAGGCAAAATTCGGTCAGCTTGAGGATTGCTTGTCACTTGCCAACGTATATCTATAGCAGCAAAGTGAGGAAAAATAGATACTTCTCCATCATCATCAATTTCAATCAACTTCGAATATAATTCATCCGATAGATCATATCCAATGTCTTCTAACTGTTGATTATCTAAGTTGAAAAAATATTCAAATGCCGTATATTTTGTAGACCAGCCATTTATCGCATGATCATAAATCTGTATTCGAGAATATAAACGATAGGCTCTGGTTCCTGCAGGATATTGATTTCCAGGAATCATTATTTGCATTGCATCGTTGATTGTTAGTTGATATGGATATTCGTTACCTTTTGATTCATAGATATTCATATAATGCTTTCGTGGATCTCCAACAATAAGAAAATTAGGATAATCACGCTCCAAAAGCTTCATCCAAAGATAATCGTCATTACAAAACTCTGAGAATCTACTCTTATTCGATCGACATAAGCTCGTAATACTTCGGATATCCATTTGAATAATAATGTCGAATAATGTTTCAGAAGGAAGCATATCCAATGCTAAATCTGTGAATGCTTCTTCAGCTCCATTGACGTCCATTTAGACTGTAATTAAAAATACATCAACTTATCTTCAGCACATTCAATATAACCTCCTGCAATATAAGTCGGCAAACACGTATCACATGATGCAGCTATCTCATGAGGATAATATCCATGAGTCGCTTTCTTACGTAACCAATGCCAATCATGCTTTTCACAAAACATGAGTTTGCATTTATGACATGTTTGCATTGCCTTACATTTGATATAATAAACATCAGCAACAACAACAGAATGTGTCGTACCTATTTTCATAGCTTCACAACCAGGAGTACCGCATTTAACTTCACTTGCATGATCACATATTGGTACATACTTGTTTGCTATTTTCGTATGAATATCGTAAAGTCTGCTTTTAGCTAGTAGCAGATCATATTCTTCTTTCGGAATAGTTACAACTATTTCATCCATTTATCATATTTAATGATGATTTTAAAACATCATTATCTTTCGAACATAAGACTTATTTTTCTATGAGATCGCAGAGACCAAACATATAGTCATAATATCTACCCGTCTTAATCAAAGTATCTTTAGCTTCTTTTATGATAGTATCTTGCATTGAATAGATGGTTTCTTTTGTTTGTTCTTGTATCGCTCTATGACACTCATCAATTTCTCTCAATCTTTGAAGTATATCTTCTTCTCGAGCATCTTTCACAAAATTAAAATCTCTATACCATTGATCTTGTTGTTCAGGTGTCATAGTTTGAAAAAGTTCATCTCTCATTCTATTTCTTTCAGCTCTATAACTTTGTATTTCTAAAATTATTACATGTCTTTCATCCCAGTGCTTTTCCGAGAGTTTCGTCTCTATGTTTCTATGAAATATATTCACACTTTCACTGCAAAAATCTTTCCACAAAGAGGTTTCTTCCAAAGTTTCCTTAGTCGCATATCTAAATTCGAAATATGAACTCTCAAAAGTGTCAAAACTGCTACCATTGCTACGTACAGTTGAAGTATCTTTTGCAACACAAAATAATGGAATCTTGGATCCCTTTCGTGCGGGGGCTCCTTTCAAAGAAAAGATAGGACGAACTCCATCAAAAATCTGGTCTTCCAAGCATCCTAATTTGATTCCTTTTAACGAGTATGTTCTGTTTCTGACATATTCATCTGGAGAATTTTCATATTCTAGAACAGCAGTATACATAGTTTCCTGCCCTCTTCTTATCATTGAAAGGTTAAATTGCGGACAGCCAACAACAATAGCATAAGGAGCAATCTTAGAAAGCTCGATCAGAGCCTTCTCATGTGCTCTTAATTTGTGTTTCTTTCCAAAATCATTGAAATATCTCGAACAACAAAAAAGACTACAAGAATCGTCAATTTTACCGATAATATATAATAATACATCCCGCGACAATTTTTCAAGACGATTCATCGTTTTGAAATTAAAATTTAAGATTATATTCTTTCAATTAGTTGACAAAAATATTGCCCATTTTCATTGAGCAATAATCCTCTAATTCTGTATACGCAAATAGGTTTGCAAGATATTTACAATATTTATATGCTCTCAATTTAGTATTTAAAATACCATGGATTCTGAGAAAAGGTGCATCTAGTACTAACTTCATTAAAATATGTTCTATTATATGAATAGATACTTTGCGAAATACTGCCCATGTAAGCTCAATAAGAATATCACATTCAGTTGTACTATTGTTTTCATTCCAAGGAATTTCGTTCCATCTTCGTCCGTTAGCTTTCAGGCGATTTATCTCCTTTGCTGCAATTGCTAAGCTATTATTCGATTGTTTCATCATGAAGTAAGCTTTAGAATGTAAAATCAAGAAATGTAAATCATTTCCTTTCAATATAGCACAACCGCGCTATATTAATATCATTCGAGCCGTGATACAATTTGCATAAGCGTATTCTCATTATCTTTATCAACAACATATGATGCGTCAATAGTACCTTTGAGAACTGCATGATGTATCTTCAAGATGAGATCAAGTTCTACATCAGTTAATGTAACAGTGTCAATGTTTTCTTGTGTCAAAGCAATATTTGGACCTCTAACAAATCTGCTTCGCTGTCGATCGATATTCTTTAAGGTTTCTGCATAGGTGTAGCGCATATCCTCTACAAGCTCAATAATCTTAGATCATATATATCATCTGGCATAAACCATTCGTCTAACTCCCCAACAGACATCTGTCTCCATAAATCAATCTTTTCTAACATGACTTTCAATACATCATAATTATAATATATTTGCAAGTATTTTGCTCGAGCACTAACACTAGCTTCCAATCTTATCCCAAACTCAGCAAACAATAATTCTCGAAACAGAGCACCATTGCTACTATCACATTTAGCACTTAATGCTCTATTAGAACTGCAAAGAAACAATAATTCTTTCCCTTTGATATGATTGATTCGAACAACATTCCTAAAAACATCATTTGGCAATTTTATCCATATTTGGATATTTGCAAGCTCTTTAAGATCATTATCTTTGCCAAGAACACCGTCAATGACATTATATAATGCTCCTCGTCCCGTTTTAATAGTCGCTAAGACTGCTAAACCATCAATAGTTTTTCGTCCTTCTTCATCTTCGGAAAATACAAATCCTTGAGGATTAATGCCATATTGCAACATTTGAATGAACTTGCTTGAATAGAAAACATCATTAAGAGGAATGTTCAAGTGATTTGCTAGGAATCGAATTGCTACATCATCTGGAAGATAGACTTGAGCATCAGTAGAAATCTTGAGTCTAGGTAACAAAGGTATAATTAATGTAGCATCATTATTCCTGAGAAATCCATCTAAAGTATCCATTTCAAACAATAATTTTAATTAAGGACATTTCAATTTGATAAATAAATGGCAAAAGGTACATTTACAGCAATTATTACCATTGTCATCATCGTCATCATACTCATGTTACTCTTCATTTTCAGAGGTTCTTATACAAAAGATACATCAAAATTCGGCACTTGGAACACTCCTTATACCACTGTATGTGATAACAATGGTCAAGGTTGTACAACAAGTGGTACTCAAAGCATTATTCAAACCTGTACTCCAAATCCTACAACAAACTATGGTTGCGTTGGATCAGATGGTAATATGACATATGCTCCCATGATTACAACATCAACTTGCAATCCAACCTGTTACTCTTCCATTTGGCAAGATCTATCAAACAGTCCTTGTCAAGTCTACTTGGATGTCAATGGTACAACTTTGGCAACAAATCAATCTTGTTTCAATACAGGACAATTCACTTTTACCGAGACACAAAGACAATGTGTCACTTTTGACAGTTCTGGAAGCAATTCTTGTATTAAACCTGATGGTTCAACTGCAGCAGTAAATGAAATAGATAGTGTAACAACTCCTTGTAGTACTATTCCTAATTGCTTTTCTGGAACTTGGAAAGCTTGTGTAGATGAAACTGCAAATGTTCAAGACTGTGGTGCACCTGCTAGTGGTTGCGGAACCGTAGTGCCAGCAAACACAGGTACAACATCTATATGTCAAGAATTAATCTCAGGTGTTTTAACGACAGTGCCAAATAGCAATTGTGATCCTTCGTTACAACCTCCGGATTGCACAGCAAATACGTGCTTCAATTTTCCTTGTATAGCATATATAGCTGGTTATAGTAATATCTCATCGATTCTATCTTCAAGTGATACAACTGTCTACTTTGAGCTCATGGATAACACGAGTATGTTCATATGTCAAGCAAATTATACGGTTTCACAGAGCGCTGCAGCAAATACACCAAGTGACGTACTAGGTTCCGGACCAGTCACTACAGTATTCTCTGCTTATAATGCAGGAGATATCTTAGACTTGAGATTCAACGTGATACCTTCACCTGCTAATGCTGCAACAGGTGGATTCTATCTTTTTGCTACTTTACCAGGAAATGCTCAAGTGGGCATTGTGTCATGGGATGCAACTAATTTATGGTTAGTTGTTAATGAATTGGCGCTTCCATCCACTCTTGGTCAAAGTTTGGATGATGTACTTCCTCAACCTCAACTTTTTGCTATTACTGGTACCAGTCCATATGTTCTGAATACGCAGACGGGTGGTATAAACACGAGCATAATAACTAATTTGGTCTTTAATGTTTGTAGCTGTGCTTGTGGTGCTTGCAATGGTGCATGTAATGTTTCTTGTGGATTACCACCCTGTACAGGTTCGTGCATAGAAACTTCTCAAGGAACGTGTGTCCAACCGTTTACATGTCCAAATGTATGATAGATTTCTCATTGACCTTTTAGCCAATGAGATACAGTTCCAATTTTGTTTCCGTTTTCCATCTTCTTTCAAAGACCTCGAGACACACAATTTTTAGTGAAGGAGGAAATATTTTTGCAAAAATTTTGTGTCTCGTGTTGAAATGTATGTTTGTCGAGCAGTCATCACGAATTTAATATAATAACAATAATTGTCACTCAATCCGCATCGAATACAAAAACTCGCAAATCAAAATTTGATTTTGTAAACGACGTTCTGAGAAAAGCAAATGGATGTCGATGGCAATTCTCGTATTCTATATGATAAGAATTACTATGAGAAAAATAGGGACGTTTTGATACAAGGATCCAATATTCGCACTAAGAGATCTAGAGCTAAAGAAAAAGAGAGCAAATGTACAGAACTTGGTCTCCCCGCAGAACTAGCTCCTTATACTCGTGTAAATAAGTTTCGTATTACTATTATAATTTATAGTGAAAATGTTGATCCAAAGATAGTATTTAGACTCATTCAGTCGCATCCAGAATGGAGTGATTCTGATACGAAAGAAGTAGAAGAAAAACAGCGATTTGGAGCAATTGCAGATAAGTGCAAAGAATTAGAAATACCCAAAGAACTATTGTATTATTGTCATGTTACTGACAAGAGCGTATCATTAATTTCAACAAAAGATGATAATAACAAACGATTCAAAAGTCTCTTCAAACTCATACAAAATCATCCAGAATGGTCTCAGTAATTTCGATATTGACAATCACAGTGTTCGTATTGATGTTCGTTTGAACTGTATAATGAGCGATTTCTTGCTCATTATTAATCACGCATCTCAAAGTGTTCCCAGTCGAATTGGAATTTCAGTATGATCGTAACTTCTCATTCTATGACATCTAATTCTTGCCAGTCAGGCATTTCCTCTGGCTCAATCTTTAAGAGTTCTGCCGCCCTTAGAGAATCTATATTGTTCTTGAGAGTTTCGAGTCGGGCAGGAGCGCTGACGGCAGCCATGTAGAGAAGAACGATCTGGTTTTCTTTCAGAACTAGCACTAGTTCATTCTGAAGAGGCTCGTCGTCAACCTTGATTTTCTTGGTGACGATTTCAAAGCCTTCCAGTTCTTTTCTCTCTAATACTGTTCCTTGTGCTCTGATGTTGGCGAGCCAGCGAGTCTTGAAATCACGAATATCATCCTCGTCGTTGGGTTCTTCCTCTTCACATAGGTGGCTACAGAGAATCTGACAGATCTTCTCGTCAGGAATCCACTCCATTTCTGTTCTTCCCAATTGAAGAGATCAACGCTTTTTGCTATCTGCTTAGTGAAAATCAGTTTATTAAAATTGGGAAATCAGTTTGAAGCCAAGTCTTCTCCATTTACGAAACATGTATTGTATGTTTTTGATTCTCATCTAGAAGAATTTGATAATAGTATAATTACATAAGTATGTAATATAAAAGAATGAGCCAGCATATAACTAAATATGATATTACAGGAATCTTGGCTTCGCGAGAACTATTAGAAGATTTAGCAAAAACTACGAGTCTTTATCGAGAATACTCTCCAGATCAGATATTGTACAGATCTGAGGAAGATATAGACAGAATGAATACGTATGAAAATGTCTTACCGATACTAGAAGAAATCAGCAAACATAATTTCGAAGACCTACGTGAGGAATTCAAATTAGCTGGAATAGATTGTGAGAGTGAAGAATCGATTAAGTTGTTTAATCTAATTAGTATATATTGTGAAATACATAACGCGAATAAACTTTACATCATGAGCAGAGAAAACTTAGATAGCAATAACAATTATTTCATTGAATGTCCAGAATCGCTTGATGTCCTCGATGAGAATCATGATGATAATGACCGTTGGTATGATTGGTGTAATAAAGCTGAAAAATACAGGAGCAAATATATTGCAATTTACGAAAAAGAGATGAAAAATACTAATTGACATATCTGTTTGTGTGATCTTTAGGTGAGACTCTGTTTTTTGTCAGATAACATTTATTCGTGACTGATTATTCATTTTGGGTGCACAAACTGAATAGTCTTGCTATTAATGCATCGAGTTTTGCGAAATTATTAGATTCTAGTCTCCTAGAGCTAACTTCTTCTAAATCTATGAATCGTACTTTTCCTTTACTAAATGTTATGTTACCTTCGTGTAAATCTCTGTGTACTAATTTAATTGCTACATCATCTGGAAGATATAGTTGGAAATTACTTCTTGTTGTAGTTGGAATTTCAAGTCTTTGCAATAAGGGAATAATCAGAGTAGCATCATTGGTCCTAAGAAAAGCTTCTAGGGTATCCATTTAAAAAGAAGAATAAGCAATTTTTGCTTATTCTTGATGATTCTACTATTTCCTTTTCAAAAGAGGATACGAAGCATGATCCAAGATGATATTGATGACATCATTAGGTAATCCGAAAAATCTTCTTGCTACCAAAACAAATATGATCTGAGATCTTAAGTCAAAGATATATCTTGATTCGATTCGAGTATCACATAAAGGACATTCACGAACGAAACGTTTACCTTGCCACGGATACTGTATGACACAATAGCAAGGTTTGAGATGCATCTTGATGTTACATGTGACTAATTGTGAGAATGATTCAGGTTGTGGACAATGAGAATTGTCACGCCTATATATCTTATAATCGAGTCTTTTATCAAATGCATACATAAGAGGTTCGAGAATTTGAACAACTCCTTGATCAACAGTAACTGGACCGGGTACTTTACCAAAAGCATTTTCACTGAAACACCATCCCGGATCACTTGGAACAATAGAACAATCTAAACACTTAGCTTGAGGTTGAAGAGTCCAAACTATCTGTTCCAATGCAGATTTGCATGCGTTAGTGATTGGATGAAAAGGTGTCTTCTCTTCGAATCTACCTTCGAATGATGTTACAACAATGCAAACAAAAGTTTGCTTTTCTACACATCTAAGTGATTCTATGGATCGAATTCTTCGAACACCCTTAATGAAACTCGACAATAATGCTGCTGTACCTGCAACATTAGCCATTAAAGGACTCACTATCTCCTCATATGAATGTTGATCCAGTGTCTTATGCCATATACCAGTATTACTGCGCATGAAGTCGTTCGTCCAATCTAACTCCAAAGTCTCAGTTGCAACTTTTCCATCTTTGTATTTGTCATCATCATTGAAGTGAAGAGTCTCACTTGCAGATAACACCAAGACATTAATCTCTCCTGCTTCCAACAACTTTTGAACATCACGCCACGTATGTCTATCTTTCAAATCAAGCTTGAGCATATTCATCCCAGATGAACGTTCATCTGGAGCAAAGAGTTCTGGATATCTTGTTGTACCAAATGTTTTCCATTCTGCCATTTCAAATCTATTTTTGATCGCTCTCCCTAATCCACATCGTGCTCCAGTTACTAGTGCAGTCATAATTCTATTAGACATTAAGATCTCATGAAGTTTGAAGCTCTTTGCGATTTCAACTTCATAACAGTCATTGCAAAAGTATCCATGTGGGTTGTTTCTTACAAGAGATACAAAGCTTTGACATGTACCAGGACATTTCTTGAAGAAGGACATGGTTTCAATGATCGAAGCGAATCTTTCTCCTTGATATACTTCGACAAGTGTCTCTCCATGTCTTTCAATACTGTGAAGCTTATTGATGAACATTGCAGCGTCACACGGAGTTTGAAGCAATGTAGATATAGAATACTCTTCACCACTTCTTTCGACATCTGCCATGTATAAGTCATTGAATGGCATGACAAGATGTGTTGAGAATTTTCTACTATCATACTTTTCACAAGCATGCGCAACTCTATCTCTATATCGATCTGATACTAGATCTGGAAAGAAATAACTCACATGTCTTCCATATCTTTCATGTACTTCTTTAGCATTAGCAACAATAACAATATCATGACCAAACTCAAAATGATAATATTCTTGAAACCCTTCATTCTCAAGATATACTTTGGTATGTCTTGCCCAATATGTATATCTTGATGTCACTACGAACTGTTGGTGCAAGCAAAGATAACCTGCACATACCATATCTGTATGATATCCTGCGAAGACATGTTCCCATCGAAGACAAGGACTCATAATGACTTGATATGATGCGATGACACGCTTTTCTTCATTGATGATGAACCAACTCAAAATGTAATGTGTACGAAAGATATGTATTTGATAATCATGATAGATTGAACGAAGGATGTGATCTATGGTTTTGAACACATGTTGTTGATCTTCACTAGCATGAACGTAAATATCTACGTCCACAGGTTTCCATCCATAACTTTCAGATCTTATTATCTTGCTTACTTCAGAAACATGTAAGACAGAGGATCCACTAATCATGATGTTCAATTCGTTTGAGTGACATTCATTCAAGAACTCTTCGAACCTTGGGAACAATGACTTAAACTCGACGAAATCGAACTCAGTGGCATCGGCTACTGTTAGCAAATCTGACAAGTAAGATGTGTGTAATGGTAGTACAGAACACTTATAAGCGTAATCTTTGACTCTTTCATATTCTCTTCTCTCGATTATTCTCTGCATTTTGAAATCAAAATGCATAGATTATTTGAATCAAATTGCTCTAATTAGAGCAAATCCTTCATCTAATGTTGGAGCAACAAACAGGTTTGCTAATCTTCCAATCGCAGAGGCAGGCACATTTTTACCGCCATCGGCGTGTCTCTTCTTAGTTCTTGCAATACATTCAGACTTGGGTGTTGTTATATAGATACATTCAACTGGAATCTTATGTTTCTGAGCTAAGGATATGATGTCAGCTCTCCTTTCAAGTGAAAAGTTCGTAGCATCAACAACAATGTTAAGGTTAGTGTCAAGTTCGTTTGAAATAGCTTTGACTACATTGGCTGAAGTCTTCATAGTGTCACCATCAACAATGTAATATTTAGAAGCATCATTGTAATGTTCTGAAATATAGGTAGTCTTTCCCGCGCCGGGTAAACCACACATCACGATTATTTGTCTTTCTTCCATCTCCTTTTTGAAATTAAAAAGGAGAAATAATAGTAATCATTTATATTATTTAACAGCACCAAGAATTTGAAGGTTCTTTCAGTGCACTCAATTGAATCTTATCCATATCTTGTATAGCTGGTATATTTTTTGTGGATAGTCGTTGAATTCTAAGCATGTGAGTTATTAGAACCTTCACAGCATCATCAACGCCAAAACCTGTCTTGGCACTAATTGCAAATGCTCCAATGAATCCACGAGATTTCACAAGCTCATCTAATCCTGTGATATCAACTTTATCAACTAAATCTATTTTGTTTACTAATAGGATAGAAGGAGGCTTATAAGGTTCGTTTCTTAGAGTACATTTTTCATCAAGTAATTCTTTCCAACCTTCAATATCGTTGTCTTTGTCATTTCGTTCTATATCATAAACATAAATTGCTCCTTGAGTTTCACGAAAATAAGCTTCGATCTGAGTTCTAATTCTCTCCTGTCCTGCTAGATCATGCATAAACAATTCTACTTGACAGCTCTCTGACCATTTTATAGACTTAGATGCAAAATCTACACCAATAGTAGCCTTATAGCCATTTGAAAAATTGCCATGACAATATCTTTTGACAAACGAGGTTTTACCTACACCTGCTTGTCCTACTACTAAAACCTTGAAGATATAAGATTCTGCGACACGTTCTGTGCCATCATCATCAGTGACTGTGCGTTCCATTTTAAATAATTACAACGTTTTTAGGTATAAATGGACACTCCAGAAGGGTTTCTAAATGCCAATGAAGCAAGCTTCATTGCTCCTCTTTTGCGAAGTCTCAACATTAGAAACAGATCAACTGTGTATCTTCCTGCTGATATTGCTATAGAGTTTGCAGCAGAACATTACAATATAAGTATAGATTTCATATTGACTGCACCGAAGTTTGTTGAAATATTACACTATGGTGTTAATCCTCGAGGATTTAAGAGAGAGTCAATACGAGGAGAAGAAAACATTGATGGATTGACTGTTTTAGCTGCAAGTCAAATAGGAGGAATCACGTATAAGATATTAGATGGAATACTTGCGAAAGGAACGGATCTAGACGACTTAGCTGCATCATATAGATCTATTGCTATACGTGAACCGGCACCTAATAGAAATGTTGAAAATTGGTTGTTGTTACCGAAAGATATCTTTGTAGAAGTCATACTTTCAAACAAAGCGATAAGAGGAAAACAGTTGTTAGCATTATGCATTTCTAACAGAGAATTTAATCAGAGATGTGATTATGGAAATCAAGTAATGTTTCGAAATATCTTGCGCAGGGAATTTGGAATTGTTAATGTTTCTAATCCGAGAGAATTGTATGAAAGAATTGTGAAGAGCTATATTGTTTATTTTGGAACCATTTATGGTGATATATTTCGAAAACTTAAGGTTTTAAATGAGCCTGAAGGTATATTACAAGTATCATGTGGGCCTGATTCTAGTCATGCAGCAATACTTGATCTCGAAGGACACGTTTGGACATTAGGGGATGGAACTTTTGGTGCCTTAGGTTATGAACTTCCTATTGAACTTCCTTTTATAGCCGGAGTCGAACGTCGCCTTCCTGTCGATAGACCTCGTATGATTCCAGGACATAAAGTTAAGCAAGTTTCATGTGGATTTCAATATACAGCATTCTTAGATACTGAAGGACAAATATGGACTTTTGGCAATGATTTAAATAATAAATTAGGTCGTGGCGTACATTTGCCCGGACATGATAGAGTATATGTACCAACAATAATTCCTGGTTTTAGAAATCTAAAATATGTTGCGTGTGGACAACACCACACAGCATTTTTAGATGCTCAAGGACAAGTATGGACCTTTGGATTAGGTACTACTGGACAGTTAGGTCACGGTAATACTACTGATTTCAATGTTCCAACTATGATTTCAGGGTTCAAAGATATAAAGCAAATTTCTTGCGGATCATTACATACAGCATTTTTAGATGCTGAAGGTTGTCCATGGACTTTTGGATACAGTGGCCAAGGACAAACTGGTCATAGGGGTCATAGGGGTAATGTCCTAATACCTACTAGAATTCCAGGATTCCAAGGATTGAAAGAAATTTCATGCGGAGTTAATCATACAGCGTTCTTAGATGCTGAAGGACAAATATGGACATTCGGCAATAATATGTTTCGTAAATTAGGTCACAGAATACCTCTGGCCGGCCATGATATAACAGATATACCTACAATGATTCCTGGATATAGAAACGTCAAACAAGTTAGAGCAAATAAGGAGTGTACTATTTTTCTCACTCAAGAAGAAAAACTAATGCTCGTAGGCCTAGATTCCTACTCGAAAAATAGTCTTCATAAGATGGAAGGTTCACCAATTGTTCTACCTCAAGTGGAACACGTGCTCACATTTTCGTCAAGTGATGATGCAATATTCACTGTAAAATATTGATTTCTATTAGGATTCTAAGAATCCTAATATATTTACAACAAGACATCAACCTTATCATTAATGATATCATCGTACGTGTATTCTCCTTGTTGAACTTCAAACATGATGCCCATGAGATAATCATCATTTCCATCAAAGTATTTTTCTTTTACCTCACGTGTCAATATCATGGATTTGTCAAAATCATTCATTTCTTGTTCTGTATATCCTCGAAGTATACTAAATCTTTTCCAATTACCAGCATCATATGATTCTCTCATTTCAGCTGTCCAATCATCAGGATCAGATTCTTTTTCAGCAGCCCTAGTAATTATTTCATATCTAGCCCATTCTTTAACCAATGGAGGATTCTTGATGCCGCATACCTCTCTCAAGATTAGACTTGCTATATTGTACATCTCGTCATCCTTCTCGAGATAAATATCCAAACTTCTTGCTAACATTACTAGAATCATCTTTTGTGATGTCTCAAGTAAATGTTTGATCTCTGAGCGAATATCATGACATAGTTCTTCTGTTGTCATTTCATTATGTTCATAGGGGAACAAGACGCGATGTATGAGATATTGTTTCTCTGTTGCTTCCATTTATGATATTATTTAAAGCAAACATTAAATGTTGAAGCCAACAATTTGGCATATAATGAGCAAACTTGGAGAAGGTCAGAGTGCTATAGTCTATAAGGTTCGTAGTTCTGAGACTCAAAATGAGTATGCTGCAAAAGTTACTATATCTGCAACTGACAAAAGCTTGATTCTAGAAGCTGACATTCATAACAAATTATCACATCCTTGTATATTGCAGTTCATAACATCATTCTACGGAAGAATAGAAGACAATAGTATCATTGAAGTTAGTGATGATAATATTGCAAATAGATATGTCATCGTATTAGAATTGTGTGATAAGAATCTCAGTGCTGAAAGCAAAGCTCGTCATTTGTCTGAAAATGATCTTATTGTCATATTTTCTAGACTTTTGGAGGTCATTGTATATTTGAAAGAGAAGGGAGTAGTTCATGCTGATATCAAACCTGACAATATCATAATGTGTGGAGGAGTTCCGAAGCTAGCTGACTTTGGTTTAGCTCATTGGATTAGTGAGAAGGTTAGAAAACTTAAGGGTACGGCATATCATGTAGCACCAGAAATATGGCAATTGAAAGAATACTCTAACAAATCAGATATATGGGCATTAGGAGTGACTTTGTACAGAATCAAGATTGGCAGAGCTCCTTTTAATGCGATTCTGGGAACTACAGATGAAAAACTTGTGAGAAAGCAATTGACGAATGCTATCAAAACAGAAACTCCTTACATTCCTCGTGATACAAGTAAACTCTTAGGAGCATTACTTCTGAGAATGCTTGAGAAAGATCCTAATCTCAGACCTTCAGCTGATGAATTATTAAAGGATCCGTTCTTTACACCTGCACCTAAGATTGAGAAGATTCCAAACTTCGATATACGATTGATTAAGATGAGACAAGACAAGGCAGATTTTGGAGAAGGTACAATGGATCAATTCTACATATATTTAGCTGATCAAGTACCAGACAAACCTATGATGTCTCGTCAAGAGTTTATTGAGCTGTATAATCGTCTGTAAAAAGATGATATAATGCTATTTTGAGCATTATATGTTACTGACAAAGTAGAGCGTATATGATTTGGTTCATTATGTTAAACAGACATCCTTTTACAGACTTTCTATGGTTTTGCAAAAACACATATTTCAGGATAAACAATACCTACTTCCATACATCTTCTTCTTCAATTTTGACCAAGCATGATATGCCATTTATCCGAACGGTATGATTTTAACAATAGCAATGATCTCTAGTCTGAGTATATATCGATGATAGTGATAAGATATATCTCTTTGTAAATGATATAGTATAAATGTATTTTCTAAGATTGAGAAGGAGTTGCTGAAGTATCGCTTCGCATAGTCTAAAATCGTTCTAAAATGAAAAAATGGACAGAGCAAAAACTGATGCATTTCCCAATCCGATCTCTTTTTTTCCGAGTCTCGCAAGGGATGGTCAAATATACCACAAATAAAAGTTGTTCCGCGGAAGGGTTTCCCTTTGAAAAATATCGCGGTACGTTTTCTAGACCCTGAAAAGTACGGTTTGTCCGGCAAGCCTTTCCGAAAACGACTCTCTAGAAGTGACACCACAAGCAAATCTAATTTAGAGCTTTATGTTAAACAGACAACCTTTTACACATTTTCACGATCGTGCAAAAACACATATTTTAGGACAAACAATGCCTGCCTTAACACATCATATCCTATGGGTTTTCTTAAGCGAACTATGCTATATTTTTGACAACTATATTCAAAATATGGATAATGATGTCTAGTTGAAACATCATTCAATAGTCTCAGAGTGATACGAAACTCTGTATAAGTCATAGTATTGATGCATTAATACCGAATGATGATATGTTGTGAAACTATCGCTCCGTATGGTACGAAATCGTTGCAAAAGTGAAAAATGGACGGAGGAAAAACTGGACCCTGTTCTGGATCGGGATCTTTTTTTTTCGAGTCTCGCAAGGGATGGTCAAGTATACCACAAATAAAAGTCGTTCCGCGGAAGATTTTCGCTTTGGAAAATATCGTGGTATGTTTTCTAAGACCCAAAAACAACCAACATCCTAGAATCGCTTTGAAAAAATGACTCTCTAGAAGTGATACCACAAGAAATCTTGGATAATATATTCGTCTAGAATATAGAGTTATTAAAATTAGTCTTGTGATTATAAAACGAAATGGAACAAAGCAGTTCAACAACTTCAGAGGAACGACAAGCACGTATTCAAAGAAAAATTGATGCAAATATTAGATGCAAAGGATTCTTCAAGAACATTAATTTGTGGAAGAATACAATCGCACTCCGCGATTGTGATCGTGTTAACGTTTTATGTGATTTTCTAGAAGCACAATTCGAAAATGCTGACCCATCTTGGGATGATTATTGGCTTGACTTGAGGTCATTTGCGCTGACTTGGAGTCGGTTGGATGGTATAACACCTGTATCACAAGAAGCATTCGCTAAATATAAGAAAAGTTGCGATCCTTTTGATAATTCGGAAACACGAAACATCTTGGCACCTTATGTGAAAGAATTGAGAGATACTGCGATTGCCTTCTTGCGAACACAACCACTTGACAGAAACATTCGTTATATTGAAGAAATCATTGCAGATGGATTGGGTGACAGACATCTTTCTTTGGAAGTACTGACTAAGCATAGTCAAAAATACAATAGAAGCATTGATAACCTTCTTGTTTCTATTAACAATGGAGATTCAGAAGCAGCTCGAACAATTGTTAATGCTTTGGACACTATTGGAATATCAAATATCATGAGTTGTTTGACAGCCAGAGCTAAAGCAGGAAGCAGTGTCTCAGTTGAAGCAGCAATGATTCTATAATGTACCAAAAATAATGTATTGTTACAATACATTATGATTCATATATTTTGCAGTTTTTCAAATAGAAATGGAAGGATACAGGAATTTGAAGATTGATGCAGTTAGGACCGTTTTTGGAGGATTGGAACATGAAGACCAGGTCTCATTGATTCGCGATTTTATGGATTTAGCAAAAGTGGATTCCATCATACGAAACAACCAGCCTGTCTTTCTTAACGCAGAAGAGATAAATCCTCCGAAAGATGAGACATCAGATGCAAAAGCTGAGCGTCTATATCGAAATGCCTTTGATGTTTGGCTTTACAAGACATGTCTCGAATCACTCATTGTTGTAGAAAAGCCATATCTTGATGAATGTTTTGAGTTATATACAATGATAGAGCAAGGAACACATCCTGGAATGATGAAAGAAGGATCAAAGCTAACAGTTTTCAAAGGAGATCCGCATCATCAAATTCGAGTTGATCTGCTCAAAGACAAAAATAGAGGTAGAGATATCTTTATGTATGATATATTCGAGTTTCTTGCCGAAGATGTTGAAATGGTAACATGTGCATTCGGACATCAGTTGTTCATGCCACTTAGTAGCCTCTTTTTCAATCTCTATAATCATGGTAAGAATATCATGATCATTATGTATATCTTTAAATATAACGAAAGCGTTGAGAATCATGATCTCTATGTTAAGACGTTTGGAAGCATGAGTGACAAGGAAGCACTAGAACATTTATTGAAAATGTTTGAAGGATTGAGGAAAGATAGATGATATCTAGAAGTCAATTGATGATGAAGATACGAGTGCCATCGATTCTTTGAACTATCATACCAGTATGCTTAGTTCCATCTTCTAACCATGCTTCTGGAGATCCCAATTGATTTCCGTTGTCCCAATTGCTTCTAACCTTGATTTGCCCATTCTCATAAAACTCTTCAAATAATCCGTGTCTCCTATCTTCGTGATAATTAGCCCTAACTTTCAATACACCATTATGAGGCGTATCATAGTAGTCTTCGCATATACCTTCTCTTTTTCTATTTACATAATGATCAATGCTTGAGATAGATCCATTAGGATAATATCGAACGGACCTTTCGATTATTGCATCAATGAATTTGCAATCAAGACTTTGTTGTCCATCCTGATAAAACTCTGTATAAAATGTGTTAATATCGTTTGTCACATTATGATGCGCCATAACAGCACCATTTTCATAGAATTCTCTTACTTCTCCAAATACTTCATCATTGACAAAAGTACAAGAAGCTTGTAATTGACCATTTTCATAGAATATTTCACATGGACCATTTCTAACACCATTGAGATAAGTTTCTTTTGTCTTAATGATACTATTGTCATGATAAGTTATATCAATGCGAGTTCTAGACATGTTTTGATTTACAAATCTTTAATTTGAAAATCCCTATTTTCAAATTAAAGAATAAGCAAAAAATTCAATGGAGTCTGAAAAAGAGTTTGGTTTTGACATAGCAGTGTATTACTTAGGAGAGAAAGCAGGACAACCTCTATCGCGTGATATTGTTGAAAAACTGGCACCCATCTTTGATTTTATGATTAGTCCACACCAGATAGTTTGTAAAACATGGGGTCAAACCATTCAAATATTACATCACTTTGGTATAGAAGTTCCGAGAGTCTTGACTGAAGAGCAAGCTGTTAGAATTCATCACATTGGAAGACACTACAAATGTCTTTCACATCAAATATATAAGGAAGATTGCAAACCATGTAAAAAACTCCTCTACAGTATTAATCATTCGAGCGAGACACTTTATGCACCTGAACCATCAAAAGATGAAATCCTTCAATGGGGAAGAGATAGAAATTCGAATCCTGGTCTCGAGCGACAATATATTTCTGCAGAGGTTTATATTAACATTTATTATCATCAGTTGTTTAATCCTTATGGACATCGCTATACTATCTATTTGGAGCATTGGCCGATCTGTATACCAAAAGAAAAGGTCAAAACTTTGGGAGTCTAAGATTAAATGGTCTCAGACCATTTAATTGTATTTACTCGTCATCATCAGTTCTACGTTTCTTGAGATCACGATAGAGCTCTTTCATCTTCATAGGTGCTTCTGCGATTTCTTGAAGACAAGATTGCATCTTATTATTCGCATAGGCATCAAAGCCGTTTATGTCGACTTGTTGTGCGATACGTTTACAGATATTGATGAGTTTCAACAAGGGTACGAATTTCACTTCATAACAATCAACACCCATGATTCCTTGTCTCACTTCAACATCATTATCAACATGATATATTGAGTATTGAAGTCTTCTATCTCTATTGCATGCTATGCATGTTCCTTGAACTACATATTGAGAGAACCTTCTGATTCTTAGAACTCCTTCCCAACTAAGATGCCATAGTCTAGTAACAGTGGCAACATTCGTTCCGTGACCGAAGTTGCCAAGAAGTTGAAACGCATGAAAGAACTTGCGTTTAATGATGTCTGAATCAAGAAAGAGATGATAGTTACCATCTCTGAGATGTGTGAATGCACCTCTGAGACTTGCACCCAGTTGTCTTACAGATCGTCTTGGAAGAGGAGCTTCGAGTTCTTGTTCTACGTCCATTTTAATAGTAAAATGAGTATATATTGATACTCATTTTTAAATAAAAGATGGACAGTTTAATTTCTTGGGAACTCATATGTTATCGCTTAGTTATTCGAGATATTGTTGCTTTATTCCAAGTGAATAGATCCATGAGAACATTATCAGATAAGAAACGACTATGGATGCTTCTTATGGAAAGAGATTATCCTGATCACCATCGGTATGCTAAATCGCACGAAAAGACGGAGTGGTATCAAGATCTTTATCAATACGGTGCATATTGGTGTGTATCACATCGCATTAGACTCTTCCCAGGTCGAATACTCTATGCTTCCGTTGATCATATATGTGATCAGACTCAATTCTTTGTGACAACGAACACAGAAAGGGATCATAGTAAACATGAATTTCCTCGATATTATGGACAACAATATGTTGGATTGATCAGAAAGAAAGTAATGTCCTCTCAAAGCAATTTGCGTTTAGCGGACATTCCTTGCACACATTCTCTCTTTTCTATTTTAAATGGTACTCGTCTAAGAGAGATCTTATTTGTACATCAAAAAGAAGTAGGACATAAACAAATAGCAAAATGGGACGCATCTCGTTACGCTGCAATAATAACTTGGATTTGCACACACTTCGAAGCAGAAATCATTGAAATTGGATCTGACTCGACTATCTACTTTCAAGCAAGGTTGCGAGAGAAGCATATTGTTAGAACTTTTGATACTTATATTGATGTAGATAGAGATATTTCTGTTTCTGCTTATTTGTCTAGAGAGATGACTAATTACGAAGCATTTCAAACGAAATGCAGCGATAAGCATGGTACACAAGAAGTTTCCACCGAAATATTTTCTACAAGTATTCATGATAATATTGCAACAGTGAATGACATTGGGGCACCTCTATGGTGAAAATATTCATAATTTTATAATACTGTAAATGGATGTACCCAGACGTATATGGCTTATAAATCCTAAAAATAGACACTTTGTTAGATATTTAAGTAAAACTTATTATGAGTTGTTAGGACAAGGAATTATAGACAGAGACATAAAATTGTATACTAATGAAGAAAAAATACAGATCTCAGAAAATCAGAGGACAGAAAATCGAAAATCACAAGGAACACTCATTCCCGTTCAACATCATGTTCCTCGTGACGATGCTAAATATTATGTAGTATTCCGCAATGGAACATATGTTGGTACATTTTTTGCCACAAGAGCAGCACTTGTTCAACATCTTAGAGAACTCGGAATTGGAGAAAATGAGGCAATTGATGTTATTGATGTCAAAGAGCAAGCTAGAAATCTCTAATAATTGATAAATGATTTTTATGCATTTTAATTTCAAAGGAAGTTTCAATCCTCATCGAACAAAAACAATGTCTTCTAAGTCACGTGACTACGTAAGATGCGACGACTGTGCTATTACACGTAGAAAGGACGTGGCATCCGTTGGCAGATGCCACGACTGTTGGAAGCCTATCTGCAAGAACTGCGTTGCTGACGAGGATGACAATGGAAATCTGTGGTGTGAGACATGTCATTATGAGTACTTTCGCGAGGACTCAAACTAATCACTAAATATAACAGCCTCCGTGAGGCTATTATTACAATTAGAAATTGAAGACAGGTTCCATTGTTAAGACTCCTCCCGTGACTAATTTCGGTACGCAATCTTTTTCTACACACATAGAACACATTCTATGATCGCATCCTGTAGGTTCGAAGCCTGGATAAACTTCCCAAAGAAATACATCATTAGAAGCAGATTTGCATAGTTCACATTTAATTCCACTTTTCTTTTTGACAACACATGTGATATAATCAAATGATGATGGTAGATTTGCCATGTTTTTATAGTAAAACGAATATTTATTGATATTCGTTTTCTCAAATTAATCGTTCATCTTCATAAAATTTTGTATCGGGTTTAATTATAGTTTTCGAGCAAAAAACAATGTATACAAATGTGTATGTCCTTCAACAATCAAACAAAGAACTCAAAATTGAAGCTATGGTCATAGCACCCACTTTTCAGGGGTGGAGCCCCACGAGGAGTCGCGAATAGAAAGCATGTCCATGTTTTTCATGTAGTAAATCACCACGAACGTAGGGTTTCAAAAAGTTGCATTTTTTGGGCTTGACCAAAAAACTTATTCGCTCTCTAACTTTCACCACAAACACATTTAATGTGTAACGGAGTGGTACTTTTATCGAAGTCTCAATTAAGCAATTAATTCATTCCAACGATCATCAGCAAAAGGATCAACTTCAGGAAGTGCGGAGCAATCTTTCTCTCCAAGAGTAGTGAATCTTAGAATCATGTCACATACACCTGATGGTAATCCCCATTGCTTCAACACATTGAATATTGCTTGCAAGTTTGGAAAAGACAACCACACTTTCTTCATGTATTCGTAAGCATTTTGGTCAAACAAAATGGTCGTTAGGTAATAATTCTTGCGAATCCATTTGCCGTCCTCTCCTTTTGTTTGGAAAATTTCGATTCTTCTACCTATATCATAACACACTATTACAGGATTATCTGTCGATAAAAGATCTTTGATAACACTAGTTCGAGTACTATTGAGAGTACTCAGATTTTTGTAGAAAGAATCATCATAAGCAAATTCAAAAGTGCCGTCTTCTTGATCCTCAATATCATTGAGTTTCCAACACAACAATCTGAACACAGCATAACATTTCTCAACAATGTCGCATGTGACATTCATATTTGGATAAAACAGTTCCAAGTAAAGAGCAACATTGCGTTTTGATAATATATGACCTATAGGCTCATGGACAACTTCAAGCAACGTTTCTGATCGCTTATCTAGAACTTCTTTTCCTTTTGAGTTTATCACTTTCGGAAACCTAAAATACGTGACGATTAGATCTTCAGGATTACCTTTCGGATATTTGTGAATAATGGGTCTATCTTCTTCCATTTTAACAATAAAATGAGTATATGTCAATACTCATTTTGATTTCACTTTGAATGTACACCACATTTATCATTAATCTTAGCCTTATAGGAACATCGTGTTCCATCCTTTTTCACAGCAGAACATACATTGTCATGTGTTTCTTGAATTACCTCAATATCAGATTGAATACTGATTTTGGTTCCACTTTTTGAATGAAGGAAATGCAAAACTGATTCTACATCTCTCGCAGTCCATGTATGTTTACTTTGATGATCATCATTGAGTTGAGCAACTTTCATACGAATGATATTGTAATATTTTATGTAATTGGATGTCGTATACTTCAATTCGCAACCTGTTGTTATCAATCCAGCATCTGACATAAATGGAAGAGATGAACTATACCGAGCCAATATAGCACTAGCTGTGGCAGGACCTACGCCACTAAGAGGTTTACTGATAGCATTCAATGCAGAAGCAACAGATTTATCATCAAGAGACAATTTGATATGTTGTAGACCTTCAAGAGTCGCACTTTGAACAGCATCATTCGATAATGCTTCAATCTTTTTGAGCAAAGGTCTCATCTCTCCACGAGTTAACTTCCATTTCATGATCTCAACCAATTCATATCGTGTTACATATCCTTTGCTTAAGTCCAATGCACAATACCAAGCATCTAATGTCATGAATTTCTGTGTGTCTCTGCGTTTGTTAGGAATAGGAACGTAACTCTTGAGATGTTCGAACCATATACTCGAATGATTGTCGGGATCATCGAAGAACTGCTTAACAGATGTACGTTGTAACATGATTTTACTTTAAAATTCATAAGATTTACGAATCATTATGAGATTGAAATTTTGTTCTTAAATGAAGTAAACAGAAGTTATGAAGTCACAAAAAGTTAACAGTACCGGTCATCTATACAATGATAGCAAATATGCGCATTTCAGTCAAATAACAGAACATAATAAACATCTGTTTCCTCTATTGTCTAAGACAACACCAGTACATGTTATACTCAATAAAGGTGATTGTCTCTTTATTCCAAAGGGATGGTGGCATTGGGTTAAATCTTATGCGCCAACAGGAAGGTGCATCTCTTTGAACTTTTGGTTTCCTCAAAAAGATAATCGTATCATCTTGACGAACAATGCACCTAAGAAATTTATCGATGCTATTAATGATTGGCCTGCATTTCAAAAATGGACAAATGAATATCTCATAGAAAAAATAGATCCTTCTGTGACAGAAGGTCTATGGCTAGTTTTAAATGATGGTGCAGTTGCCAAACGCATTCCATTAGCTCGTTTTATCGAACAATATCATGAAGGAAAGGAATATGCGTATCTTATAACACCTCAAGATTACGAACCAAAGAAAGAGAAACATAATGCTAAGATATTAGACATATTGAAGGGTGACTTCCATCCACCTTTTCCACAAGATATGGGAGGTGCAGACGCTAACTTTTGGTTCAATTTCGGAGGTGTTGATACAGGTCTACATTTTGATGACGATGATGGACTATTATGTCTCGTAGAAGGTATGAAGGATGTGCTACTCTATCCTCCTTCTGACTCAGAATATTTGTATCCTTATCCATCTAATCCGATTAGACTCGAACCTCACAAAAACTCCTTTCACTACAATATGTACAGGCAGACACATCCATTAGATATTCGATTTACAAGTGCTCAAATTCTTGAAGTCGCACTTTACAAAGCATTTAATGTTGCTAAGATAGCAAAGCAGTTACAAGAAAAGTATGGCGTGGGAAGAATCGTTTATGGCATCAAAAACATGAAAGGCGTTGTAAGGTTCGAGTTTTACTTTTATGGAGTTGATAGGAATAGAGAAATTGCTCCAAAATGTGAAAATATGTATGCAAACGAATCAACTAATAGTGACTGGAAGCTTTCAGAATACATGAAATTTCACAAAACCATGTTTCCTAATGATGTATACGATATGTCGAATGTAGAACATCAAGGATTATGTATATTTTCGATTGATTTGACTGAAGAAGATGTTATTAAAGGTATCACTCCTAATCTCAATCTCTATTATGCATTAGCTAAAGAACTCATTGTTCCGTTCATCCTAACAGAAAAGACGTACAACAAAAACGGAACACAAAACTTTAGAAGCATCATACACACTGATATGTTTGAGAAAACAATGAAAGACGCAGATAGTTTCGTAAAAGCATGTATGTCAATTGGAATAAAAGGTTCGGACATAGCAAATCTTAGTAAGTTTGTGAGTGGAAGTCCATATAAATGCACGACTATGAGTTTGTTTAACAAAGGTTTGGAAACAGGAATATATTTCTATGGTATAGCGTACAAATCATTTGTTGATTTCTTAGTGAAGTATGATTATCCGTTAGGAGTGATATCTTTTGTTGTTGATAACGAATCTGATATATCACAGTTGCAAATAGAGATAGGCTTTCACTTTCAAACAGGTAGCAATGATGCAACTCCATCGCGCACAGCATTCTATGGCATATTTTGATATGCTAATGATTAGGTAATTTTTGATTTGAGTGAAATCAAAAATAAAATGAGTATACCCGAATCTGTTCTCAAAGTCAAAGGTGAACACATGTCAAAGTCTGAATGTCCTCATGTTTGGAATGATGGATCAGAAGCAGTGAATAGCTGTGGAGCTGTTGACGTCTGTAGTCGTTGCAGTGAAATGTTTCGTTCATCACTTGTCTCCGCATGGTGTAAATGAAATTTTACACACTAGTTTCCATTTAAAGTGCAGATGTCAACGATTTATGTTGTTGTGACTGACGCTCCTGATGGCGGAGTGATTAGCGTACAGGCTTTCACAAAGGAAGAGGATGCTGAAATCTAAAGACTTGAGATGATCGCATCTTATCGAAGTAAGATCGAATCCACAACTCTGAAGACAACTATCTTGTAAACATAGCTCAAATTGAGCTT